CTTCCTTGGATATACCGGCAAAGCGAGTTCTGCATATTCTCTCCTCACGGCGCATGAATGTCTCATCGAGGGACACGCATGCGGGTGCCTGTTTCAGCAGCACCGACGCGATGGAGGGAATATGTGGAACTACCATCTTTGTGGTGACGTCCTCTGGATGACACATCAATTCACAAGCAGTGAAACAAGTTCTGCTTCTGAACGTCTTTGTGCGGTTAAGAGAAGCACCCACAGCTTCGACCCGGACTCTATACTCGGTAAGCTGCTCAATTCCCCTAGAGGAATTTCGAGCTCGCCGAGTAAGTCCGACAGCGTCGTCGCCGTGGGTGAATCTCTTATCGAAACAGCTGGTGGCCCAGCTGTTCATCCAAGAGAGCACCACGAAAGAGAGAGGAGTGCCCATCGGAGAACCCCGTCTAAACGCAACCTCCCCAACACCAGGGAAGTTCCAGGTTGCGTTTGGTTCCAGTCCGAGGCTTCGCTCCGCCATGGAAGCATCCGACTTTCGGATGCTCCCACGGGAAACGAGGCCTTTTATGATTATCTTGACAGCATCGTGATGAAGTCCATCGGTAGCCTTGGAGAGGTCCAAGGACTGATAAACCTCGTCACCATGCTGTGTACCGAATCCAGGAGGAGCCTTAGTGTGATCCTCTGTACGCCAATGTTCTGCAGGCAGACCATTACGGCGCATAGAGGATCGCACCCAACTACCTTCTACAAAGGTCAAGCAATCGGGCACTCCGATTACTCGAACCTTGTAGCCGTTAGACAGAAGCGCTTCTGCCTTCATGGAAAAGGCTTTCGCCCTTTCCCTGAGGAACAGCAGACCAGCGCATCTGTACGCCTCCGAGAGATCCGGTGCAACACCTTGGCAGGGACGAAGCACTGGACGCGCCTTGTGAATACAAAACGCGCCCAGCGAATCGCCCGAGTACTTGAAGAAACGCGACCGTTCGGCCGCGCAAGCTTCAAGCTCGTGCCCAAGGTGTTCAAGATAACCATCAATCCCGCCCTTTGTGGCTGGCCACTCAAGGCAGGACGAACTGGAAGATGGGAGCCGCGCTGGGTGCACAATCTTACCTTCGTGTTTCTTCAGCCCGCGGGGGCCGAGGTGAGACGTAACGTAAGATTCGATGTG